ACCGTCACCGAACAAGAAGTCGTTCATGCCACGGCTGTAACCTTCCATCATGTCGTCCAGCTTGTCTTGGAACAAGTTCACAAGAACAGTCTGATCGCGACCAGAGTGGTTAGATGTACCAGCTGATGTTGTGCTATCTGTAACGCTGATGCCGTCCTTTTTAAGTTCGGTCAGTGTTAGAGAAATACCAGCATGGTGTTCTTTCCACGCATAGTTTGCGCGTTTGATGTTTGCTGGGTTTGCATAAGTCACTGTGTCGTTATGCGTATAACCAGAAACAGATGTTGTGTATGTGCCTTTGACAGCAACACTCAACTCACCCTTACCACCAGGGAAAGTTTTAGCCGCACTATCCATCGCTTTCAAAAGCGGCTTGTCTTGTAGGGACTGCGCATAAACGTTGCCTTTGTCGATGTAGTAATCGAGGGCAGCGTTAGCGATGTTGTCCAATTCAGCTTGTGTAAAAGCCATTGTACGCTCCTAACGTATTACGAGTTACCCAGTGCGTTAGCAATCGCCTCTTGTAGCGATTGGGGTTCTGGCGCTGGGCTTCCTCCAAGTTTGCCACCAGATGCCGTTCGTATCGGTCTGCGATCTGCAAATCGTTGCTTAAATCGCGTGTTCACTTGCTCATACGCCTCTTTGACCATGCTGATAGCATCTTGTCGGTTTTGGGGGCGTCCTCGCTCGTTCACCATGACACGAATACGGTCATCAATTTCGTCTTGCTTGAGTTCGAAGTCAGGATCACTTTGCTTGGTTCGCTGCTCCCATGCGGTCACAGTTTCTGCCAGATCATTGATATGCTCACGCGCCCTTGCTTGGTTTTGCGCTTGCGTCATCTGATCGTTTCGAGCGCGCTGCCTTGCGGCTTCTGCTCTAGCGGCTGCTAACTCTCGTCCAGCACCTTCGTCTAAGTAGCCGTCATTGACGCGGGATTGAATATCCTGTGGCAAGATTACCCCTGCCGCTTCAGATAAATTCGCTACATACGGTTTCAACGCTGTTAATGCAGCCATTGGATCAGACTTCATTAGTGCCATGATCTCCAAGCCTTTTGCCGCTTCATCACCAGACAAGCCATTGTCTGTCAGGTAATTCTGCATCACATCAAACTTTTCAGCGTTTTCTTTGTATGCGTTCCGCTCCTCTAACAACTTCCTAAAACGAGGATGACTATTGAACGGTACGTCAGATAAGTCTTCATCTGGATCGACGTAATCGGTGTCGTCAGATGCAGTCTCAGCTGCTATTTGATCCGTTTCTTCTTCCTCATCGCCTACAGGTTGCGACCCTGGTTCCTCGTCGGGTTGCATCGCGTCTTGGATGACACTCAGCAAATCCTCCTCGGTTTCGCTTTCTGCGGTGGACGACTCCGCGCTTTCGTCCTCGATTACTGCGGCCTCGGTGGACGGCTCCTCGACCTCGGTTTCATCAACCATATTAGCGTCCTTTCTCCTTTTATTTTACCGTTGTTGACCGTAACTTTCAACAAACAGCAAAAACTTTACTGGTTATTTCCCATCGGCGCTGGGCCTCCCCCGCCCGATGGAAGCTGCCTTGGTGCATTATCTGCACCCCCTCCTGGCGCTCCCTGCAATGCGGGATCACCAGTTCCTTGCTGTTGCCCTTGGTTCATAGCAACAATGCTTGGAATCTTGTCTGCGAACGCGGAATCCAGTTCTAGCTTGTCATCCAGACGTTTCAGCAATTCTTTCGCCAGCCATTTCGGATCAATGCCTGGAATTTGCAGCAAGAACGGCATAATCCGTTCGATGTTTGCCAGTTCTGCTGCTCGGTTTGGCTTGCCTGTAGACCCTGCCTCGATCTCTAGGAAAACTTCTTCCATTATTTGATCGCGGGTCATTTCAGGCCATACAGCACCTGGCCCCACGATCTTTTTAACTTCATCAGTTGATAAGTTCGCCAACAACACTTGACCAGCTGACCGTGTAATTTCGGACATGAAGCTGTCTAGTTCGTCAACGTTTGCGCCTAGTGATGACATTCTTGCGCTTTCGGCAATCGATGTCTCAGTTGCAGTCGCCTTTGATAATCCGCCAAATTGCGCTTCTTGCGCGCCCACGACTAACTGGATGTCATCAAATATTGTACGCACCTCGTACAAGTTTGGATCAATGCCAATTTGCCCGACAGGCTGGATTACATCGTTTACCTTCTGTCCCGCAGCCAATGCTTGCAGTTCGATCACCGCGTTTGCTGGGTGCGTAGCCAGCTTTTCCTTATCTTCCTCTTCCAGTACACCAGCTGGTGCTGCGTATTTAGGACGGTTTGCACGGCGATGCTCTCTCAAACCTTGACGCGCGCGGTTGTATTCGTGCTGCATCGGAAGCAACAACGAAATATCAGACGGCGGATACAAGTGGTCTTTGTGTTCGACTTCGTTAAACACTAGGGCAAAGATGGGCCAGAATGTTTCGACCTGTACGTCTGGCGACATAGGTTCACGCAAGAAATCATCGTGTCCGTCAGCCATACAATACTGAATGCCAGTTTTACGGTCATAGACCTCATAAATCTGCACTAGCCCGTCTGGTGCGCCCTCTCCGTTGATCTCGTCATAGCTTGTACGCTGTGTGTATGGATCGTTTGGCCCGACCAAGCGCCCTTTCATGTCGTATGTGCGGTATGCGTTTTTCAGATCGACGTCGTAAATCTCTTTTACTTCGTCTGGTGTCAGATACAGTTCGTGCGCAATCCATTCAGCGCCAACAAAGCCACGCAGCTGCCGACAACGGGGATCGATGATAATTGAGTTAGCTTCTGGAAAATCAAAAACTAAACCCTCGCGTACTGTAATCATTGGTTCGCTCAACAGCGCTTCCATCGATAGCATCAATTCTTCGATCTCTGGATCGTCTTTCTCGATGTCTCCGTCAGCTGCTTCTTGTGCAACACGACGCATAAAGTCGATCTGCGCTTGGACGTCAGCAATTTTAGCTGCAACTTCTGGTGCGCGATCTACGTCACGCTGAAACCCAACTTTAACAAACCCAACGCCAGTAGTCACAACACGGCGTACCAACGCTTTCATTTGCGATTTGAACGCTGGCTGTTGCTCTTTCATGTAATAATCGAACAAATTCTCTAGCGTCTTCGCGACATTATCCAGCATCTTGTTGTGGTTTTTGCCTTTTAGATAATCCTCAATAATCATCGAAGCGGCTGCGGGTACTGGCATCCCCATTTGCGAAGCACCTTCTGATGCAGTAAAGGCTTGCGCTAGTGTCTGTGCATCCCCATCCCAAAATTCGTATTCCATGCGACTACGACGCTTGGCGACAGCTTTAGGGTTTTTCGCATACAACGCAGCTGTGCGCTGTTGAACGTGACGCTGTAATATGTTTGCGACGTATTGATCGCCACTCCAATGTTCATCGTCATAGCCATTTAACGCAGCATCCATGTCTTTGCGCATTTGCTTGAATGCTTTTTCGTGGAAGTTTTTCGCGTGTTTGACTTTAGCCAGCCACTGCTTGACCAGCGCCTTACGCCGTTCTGTTGGCTCTGGACGTTCAACGTCTGTCGTAACTATCGTCATTTCTTCGTGCATCACCAACCACCAGTTTTATTATGTATTAGTTGTTCTTTCTTGCGCTGTGCGGAATCCCACTTAACCCAAGCAAGCGTTCCAACTTTTGGCCTTGTATCTGCCTTTATGATACCACCACCAGGTGTGGTTAGTCGAGACAAGCCCATACCAATCCACGCCAGAGTGTCCACAAAGTCGTCATTTCGACCATTTGGAAACTTCAAAAGTTCGTCTGTCGCCTTTTGCGTCCAGACAGATTGTTTCGGGAACAGCACTTTGTTCATTGCCATACGACCCAGTATTGACTGCGCGCGCTGCACCTTGTTTGCAACTGGCGTCACTTCTTCGATACGGCAGTAAATCTTTTCTTCGCCCATACGTTTGCGCAAGAACGGGCCAATCGCTTTCGAGATATGCCCCTTCTCCGCCCACCATATAAGCGGCTTCCAACGCTTCATCAGATCGAGCATGGCGTTTACAACCTTATCTGTCGGCTGCTTCTCCCACCATGCGTCCAGCAAATAGATGTCGTCGTTCTTATCGACACCCACAATAAGTAAACACGTTGCGTCGTTGCGCGTCTTGTCCACGCCAACAGCGTGGTCAGACGCAGCATAAATACGCATGTCTTCTGGTATGTCTTTGCGATTAAAGTATTTAATGTTCTCTCGACGAAACAAATCACCGTCTTCTGGCGTCGGCCTACCTTGGTACAAAGCGCTAAACCCGCGTGAATCCAGACGCCGCTGCGCTTCCATAAACTCCATATCGAACCGTTCGGGCCACAACAGTTCGCCCTCTTTGCGTCCCAATGGATCGTTTTCTTCTGCCAACGCTGGCAAGTTTATGATTTTCCACTTTGCTGCTTCTTCTGGGCTGTAGTGTGGATTAGTCGGGTCAGTCAGACGTCCGATCAAATCGTCTTCATGCCAACGCGTTTGCACAATCACGATGGATGCAGATGCTGTCATCAAGCGTGTCATCAAAACCTGTGTGAACCATTGCCACAGCTGTTCGCGTAATGTTGGGCTGTTTGCTTCGATGCTGTCTTTGATCGGGTCATCGAGGATAACAAAGTCGCCACCGCGACCAGTGATTGATCCACCGCGTCCTACGAACACTGACATGCCGCCAGATGATGTCTGGATGCGGGATTTACTGGCACCACCCTTGCGCAACCCAAAATTTGGGAAAACATGCTTGTACTGAGGCAGCGACATGATGTTGCGAACGTCAGCACCAAAGTCTTTGGCGAAGTCTTCGTTGTATGTGGCAAAGATTACGTTGCGATACGGGTCACGACCTTGCAACCAAGGCACAAAACGACGCGAAATCAGTTCAGATTTGCCGTGTCGAGGCGGCATAGACACAATCAGGCGTGGAATGTGGCCTTTTTCGACCTTTTCTAGCACCTTTGCCAGCGCTCTATGGTGTTTGGCGTCCTTGAACATGCTTTGATCGATGTCTTCTGGGTCATCTGCATCAGGCATGGTGTATTTAACGAAGTCGATAAACGAAGTTCGGCATTCAACAGCCAACTTCTGCCGCTTTGCCGCAGCAATCTTTTTATCGAGATCGTTAAGTACCTTTGCGTTACTCATTCAGCCATCTTTAGCGCTTTTTCTAGCACTTCCTTGTTGCGTCGTAGCCATCCACGCCCATATCGATCAAACGTTTTAAGGCTGCGATAGTAGCCTTCTCGTATGTCAGCGTATTTGTGCAGAATATCTACAGGTTCCATGTCATGCACTAACGCCAGTGTTCGTGGCCCGATTGCGCCATCTTGTTTTGCAGCAACAACACGTTGAAGTCGTTTGGCTGCGCGTCCTGGCCCAGCGTTTACGCCAAAATCGGCAACCGACACATCGACACCCGACGGCAGATGATCGCCGCATACCGCATCCCAGTATTTTTCACGGTACATTTCTTTGACGTCATCGCGCGTCAGCTGCTTCATTACTTCGATTGGTGCTGGTTTGCCTGTGTACTCTGCCCAAACTTGCGCTGTGACGCCTAAGTTTGTTGATCCTTTGTTGCCGTGACCGTCGCCACGTTGATTGCCAGGATCGTGAGGATCGTCGGTAAAACCACCTTCGTGACGGATTAGTTCATCAAAGAATGAGTCATAGTTTTCTCTCATTTTTTACCTCCAAAGAATTGTTTGCCACCACGAATGCCGACAGCAGCCGTGCAAACTGTGAAAACAAGCCAAGTGTACCATTCGGGAAGTTCCGCAAGCCGATCAAAACCGTTTTTAACGGTATCTTCCATGCCAGGTATGAAGCATAAAATTACTGGTATCAGCACAGCAAAAGTAACCACCTCGTCTTTAATCGAAGACTGTGTACCCTCCGCCATTATGCGCTCCCAATCAGCGGTGCTTGTTTTTTCTGACAAAAGAATTTTTGCTTTCGCCTCGGCCTCTGTCAGCTTCAACTTTGCCGCAGCTGCGTTTGCATCCGCTTTCCCCTTTAACCAGCCCCCAGCTAGTTCAGTTAATGGCCCTATTAACGCTTGTATCATTTCTTACTCCCCATTGCCGAGAAACCAAAAAACGCAGCAACAAGGCCAGATATGGCGATAAAGTAAGTCGGGGCTATGTCTGCTAAAAGTTGACCAGTTGTTTCGTATCCAATGACATCACCCAACACGATCCCGATAGGGTAAACTAACAAACCAACAAGAGCGAACCATGTCATCCGCAGCTGGGCATCACGCTTATGGTCGGCATCTTCCATTCGTCGCCTCCGATCTTCGAGCATAATTGCTCTTTCATCATCTTCTAGCGTTCCGTTCTTGTTTAGATCGTACTCGTCTACCATTTGCTACACCCTCCAAAACTCGCTTATCTCGCGTGATTATTATGACCTTTCCGTTTTTATCGTATAAAACCCATTTTCCATTTTTACGTTCGACTAACTTCAAGACAGGCTACCGTCTGACTATTGTGGACTACCAAACCCTCTGTTGCTTTTCTTCGCTCTTGTTCACATTCCTCTAACGTCGCGTGTACATCTCCTATTTGATAATACCTCAACGTAGCCGACGGAATGTATTGAATAAAAACAAGAACGTACAACATCACCAATCACCTCTGCCCCGTCCAACCATCCAAATTATAAAAGTCAAACACGCAACGCCTATCGCGAATAAAATTAAGCCACAAATCCAGTTCACCAGGTTGTCGATAAACTCTTGTTTTCTGTATGCCTCTTCTTTGCGCTTACGTCTTTGCTCGGCTTCAATTCGCAAAATTTCGTCCCATGCCGATGGCCCGTATACAAAAGAAATATGATCCTTAATTTCTTTTCGCATTTCGTCCATTTTACGGCGTTGGTTCCAAATCAAGATTGCTTCTTCTTCGTCAGAACCTTTGAACGTCGTTTGCCACCAAGGCGGGTTTTTTTGTCTCTCCTCTAGCCTGTTAAAATCTGAAAACGCTTGCCCCCAAGTTGCAATCGTGTTGCCCATTTCTTGGATGTCTTTGCCCGTGCTGATCGCAGCTTTCAGCGTTTTGTACGCGCCTGTAGCTAATGCAACGCAGCTTACGGGGTCCATAGGTCAACTCATTTTCATTAGCACCATCACAAGCAAGCCTATTATTGATCCCGTGGCTGCAAGCATGATGCTTTCCATTCGCTTGACGCGATTAAACAAATCCTTGAACTGGATTTTCATTTCGGTCTTGATTTCGACCACCTCCTTTTCCAGCCCGTCTATGCGCTCATGCGCGGATGCCACTGTTCTTTTATCCATCACCTAACTCGTTTTTCAGTCGTTCCAAAAACACTTCTCGCGCAACGGTTGCTCGTTCATTCAACATGTTGGCGTTAGAAATCTCGTTGTTACACCCCAACACTTGGTTAAACAGCCGTTTTGCTTCGTTACTCATGTCATCAACAGCGTATTGCTTCCCCTCAATGTTGACCATCTGCTTATTGTCTGTCGTACCTTTCAACTCTTCAGTCATCGTTTTCCCCTCCTAAACTATGTTTATTCTGGTGTTGCTTCTACAGCTGGCTCTTGCGCTGCAAT